ACTATCTGTCTCTGTCGTAACAAATATTCCCCACGTTTGAATTACACTATAATCTGCCGTTGTTCGTGTTGAGAATGCAGTATCCATAGTTTGTATTATAAAATCACAATGTGGTGGTTCTTCTTCATCCCATATTCTAAACCACGACTTTTTAAGAATACCACCCTCATCAGGAACTGGATTCTGCATATACAATGATTCCCAGTATCGTGAACCGTTGTGTCTACGAATCTCTGCTTCATCATTCTCTAATACTTCTTTTGGTTTCCATTCTGGAAAATATGATTCACCAACCGGTAAGTTAAGAATTTTACTGCTACTATCATCAACCCATGCCGGTATTCGTATAACTTCCCAGTTCATAGCTTTATCTGTACCATCACCCTGACTTGATAATAACCAACCACAGATATCATCCTCATGATAACGGGTGTTAATAATTACAATTGATCCATTTGGCATAAGTCTGGTTCTTAAACCAGCCGGATACCATTCTTTAATGTAGCGACGACCGGCTTCACTAAATGCATCTTCCTCTGACATCACATCATCAAGTAAAGCTACGTGTGCACCACGACCAGCTATCTGTGTTCGCACACCTGCGGCTACATATACACCGTTTTTGTTTGTCTGCCATTTACCCGCAGCCCTAACATCGGATCTTAACTTGACCCCTTCAAATATTGACTGATAGTCTTGATCATTCACTACATCTCTTACACTTCTACCAAAGTCAGAAGCTAATTGATCACTGTGTGATACCGATAGTATCTCGTGATTAGGGTGTCGACCTAGATACCATGCAGGAAATAGTTTAGAACATATTAATGATTTAGAACTACGGGGTGGTAAGAACACCATCAACCTTTTAATAGAACCTTCTTCAACTTGTTGTAGTTTTTTACTGATAACATCTATGTGTTTGCCCATTTTAAAGTCAGCAACAAGTTTTGGGGCAAAGGCCTCTATGAATCCAGAGAAATTATCACGAACATTTTGGAATGCGAGATGACGAAGCTTAGCAATATCTTCGTCGCTTATAGATTCGTTACTTTGTAGGTTCATCGTTTGACGATACGACTTTGAGACCTGCAATTTTTACTAGTCTTTCCACGTCTTTCTTCTTATCACCACTCTCAAAGCCAGTTGTTTTTACAGTCTGCTCTACTTTATCTACAAACATGCCTAAATGTTTGGCAATATGTTCCATTGACTTGTTAGCATTTGTAAAATCACTGTCTTGCATGGCCTCTTTGTAAACTTTAGCTAGATTTTCTAGAACTTTTTCTTTTGTCCATGTAACTTTAGTTATGGCTTCGTCCTGATACTCTTTGATTCTCTCCATAACCTTTTCATTTTTCATAATTATTCTAGCTTTAGCCCTAGTTCGGGCATCTGTCTTGTCTGGTTGATAGCCTGCGGCTGTGTATGCCTTAACTTCGTCCCCATGACCCGCAAATTCCATGCAAAATTTCTCCTGCATGGCTGTTAGTCCACGAAATGTAGGAACTTTTATGTTATTGTTCTCTGGTTTTTCTAACATTTTATTTTCATACTCCTTCGGGTTGATTTTTTGTAGTCTTCTTAGTCTTCTGCGCTCTAGTTCAGCTTTTATTTCTTTTAATTCTTCGCCTCCTCCATATATTCTCGCCTCTCTTTTAACTTTATACAAGTTTATCAGCTCTTCTTCTTTCATTTTACCGTAGAGAATGTGTACTTTTTTCTTTGTCATAGTCTTAAAAGCTTTGAAGGGAGGACAATAACCCACAACTATCTCTCCCTTCTCTTCAAATACCAGGATTCCAAAGCTGTAGGAGACAAGTGAAGCTTAAAACTTAGTTAAATTAGGACATAACCAAGTGGATTCGACTGGTAGAAATAATATAAACGACTAATTGACAATATGCAAGTGATTGTTTATGATCTACTTTATGCGACCTGAAGAGTTTTTGTATCAACCCATGGTTCTTTTAGACAATCGGATGATGGAATATCAGTTCTGTATGCAAAACATTCAAAATCCTAAAGGACATTACATGGAGTTCGGTGTGTTTGAAGGTAAATCTATAAATTATCTAGCCAGTTTAAATAAGAAAATAACATTTCATGGTTTTGATAGCTTTGAAGGACTACCCGAACAATGGTTTATGGGTCACAAAGTTATTGAGAAAGGACACTTTGCGGTAAGTAAATTACCAAAAGTTGTACCCAACGTTGTCTTACACGAAGGATGGTTTGAAGATACGATACCAACTTGGAAAAAAGACCACAAAAAGCATATATCATTTATCAATATCGATTGCGATTTATATAAATCTACCCAAACAATTTTTAAATTACTTGACGATCAGATTGTTAGCGGAACATTATTACGATTTGACGATCTCCTCCCTTCCCACATCTCCCCTTACCCTAAATGGGAAGAGGGAGAGTGGAAAGCTTTGAGTGAATGGTGTATGAAATTTAAACGTAAAGTCATACCTATGGCTCGTTCTTGGAAACAAGGATGTATTATGAAAGTTGATTAATGCTTAAATGGAATGGATTTGATAGTGCAGTCATAGGTGTTGGGGAACGAAACAACACCGACTCAATGATTGTGTACGACTATAATAAAATGGTAAACGTGTTAATGACAAGAGATGGCATGACGTATGAAGAAGCTGGAGAGTATATTGATTTTAATATTGTAGGTTCCTGGATTGGAGATACAACACCAATAATAGTAAACAAGAAAAGTATGAAACAAATAGAAGAGGAGTGTTAAATGGTAGAACGTATTATGGATCCAAACAATATTAGAGCTGATCATTTAGAACGATATAACTTTGCTGTTAAGACATTAAAAGAACATAAACCAGAAACTATTCTGGATGTGGGTTGTGGTATTGGGTATGGTTCTGTGATTATGCATAATCTATTGTGTTCTACAATTGACTGTATTGATAAATCAACGGAAGCGCACGAGGTATTTGAAGAATCATTTAGCCGTGATGTTGGTAAAGTTAATTACATTGTCACCGACATTACCAAGCTAGAACCACGGACGTTAAGACCCGCCTATGATGCTGTCGTATCGTTTGAGTTTATAGAGCATATACCACCAGAACTAGCACAAGATGTATTCGACCTCGCCGCAGAGAAGTCAAACATATTCATCGCATCATCGCCGAATGAATGTGTACGACCCCACCAACTACCGCCAATCAATGAGTTTCATTACAAGCATTACCTCCCTGTCGAGTTCGAGGCTATGGGTAAACAAGCTGGATTCACAAATGTAGATTTCTTTTGCCAGACTAGTGGTAAACACTACACGGTTAGACCCGGCCTAGAGCATGGGAAGTTTATGATCGGAGTTTTTACAAAGTAGTATGGGTACCCTAGATTTTAAACAAAGGGGCCATATTTGAAAATCTGCTCATTTTGTCTATGGTAGATATAATATATATATATAACACACACGGCACTTTTTTCCTGGCCCTCTCCTAGATAGAACCCCCCCCTCTTAAACTAAAGAGAGCCGCAGGCTCACCAATATATAAATAGAGACCTACGAGCGGAGCGACGTTAGGTCTCTAAAATTTTAGGGCAAAAAAAAACCCCGCAAACTCGTTAGAGTCTACGGGGTCTGTCAAGTTATTTTTGGTTAAGCTTAAGTTTAGGATCGTCCCAAAACTCAGTTTGTTTCCAAAGTAATTGTTGTTGCTGGTAGATCAGATCCTTAAGCTTAGGATCAATCATGTCTTTTAAACTAGCCATTAGATACCATCCTTTCCTGAAGAGCT